CTTGTTTTAGCACGCGACCCTGTATGCAGGCAGCCGGGCTGCGGGCAGTTGTCTGTAGACATTGACCATGTAGTTAGCAAGGCGCGAGGCGGCACGGACTCAATGGATAACTTACAAGGGCTATGCCATGAACACCATAGCCTCAAGACAGCTCAAGAGGACGGCGGGTTTGGGCGATACAAGGCCTAGCGGCATCAGTTTCCTCTGGGCTTTGCGGTTATAGACCGGTGTGCGGCTACGCGTAAACGCGTCCATAATTCGCATAGGGGGGTAGGGGTAAAAATATGCGCGGAAGAAAGGCAATACCGACGGAGATTAAGCGGAAAAAGGGCACTTTGAAGCGGTGCAGGACTAACCCTGCCGAACCCAAGCCCGGACCCGCCAACAGTGAGCCGCCGGAGTTTCTTGACGACGAGGCCAAGGCCAAATGGCACGAGCTTTTCCCCGAACTTTCAGCATTGGGCGTTATCAGCTCCATAGACCGCGACCTGTTCATGCTTTATTGCTCGGCGTATTCCAACTGGAAGCGGGCGAACGATGTCATCAAGAACAACAAGCAGGTTTATAAGACGCCCAACGGCGCGTATCAGCAAATCCCGCATGTGTCCATCGCGCGTGGCTGGATGCAGATGATGACGAAACTTGCGGCAGAGATGGGTATCCCCGCCACGATGCGCGGCAGGGTGATTCCCAAGGGCGGCGCGGCAGAGGACGAGGACACGGAGTTTTTTGGTTATTGATTATGACACAGGAAACGCTGGATTTTTACTTTGACAAGAAAGCGGCTGCTGCGGCGGTGCGCTTCTTTGAGCGTTACCTTGTGCATATCAAAGGCAAGTGGGCGGGCGAAGCGTTTAGGCTGGAAGGCTGGCAGAAGGACGATATTATAAATCCTCTTTTCGGCTGCAAACGTCCCGACGGCTCGCGGCGTTACCGCACCTGCTACATAGAAATCCCGCGCAAGAACGGCAAATCCAGCCTGTGTTCCGGCATCGCGCTCTATCTTCTTTACGCCGACAGCGAGGCTTCCGCCGAGGTTTACAGCGCGGCGGCGGACACGAAACAGGCCGCTATCGTTTTCAACGTGGCAAAAGGCATGGCGCTGGCCTCAAAATCGCTGATGTCGCGCGGACAGTTATACCGCAATTCCATATTTATCCCCCGCACCGCGTCCACCTATCAGGTTTTAAGCGCGGACGCTTACACGAAGCACGGACTTAACGCGCATGGGATTATCTTTGACGAGCTGCACGCGCAGCCGAACCGCGAATTGTGGGATGTGCTGGCAACAAGCACCGGCGCACGGAGCCAGCCGCTTACCGTGGCTATTACCACGGCGGGTTTTGACCGCAATTCAATTTGCTGGGAACTGCACGAATACGCCCGCAAAATCAAAGAGGGCGTTATAGAGGATGACAGCTTTTTGCCGGTCATTTATGCGGCGGATGAGTCAGACGATTGGCGCGACCCGGCGGTGTGGAAGAAGGCAAATCCGAATCTGGATGTCAGTATCAGCGAAGACTATCTGAAACGCGAATGCGCCAAAGCCGAGAATGTCCCGGCCTACGAAAACACCTTCCGCCGTCTTCATTTGAACCAGTGGACCCAACAGGAAAGCCGCTGGATACCGATGCAGGCGTGGGAAGCGTCCGGCGGCGAGGTGGTAGCGGAAATGCTCAAGGGCAAGCCGTGCTACGCCGGACTGGATTTATCATCCACGACGGATATTACGGCACTCGTGCTGGCTTTCCCCATAGACGGCGCGGTGAAACTATTGCCTTTCTTTTGGATTCCGGCGGACGATTTGCGCGAGCGTTCCAAGCGCGACCATGTGCCCTATGAACTGTGGGTTAAACAAGGACTGATATATGCCACCGCTGGCAACGTGATTGACTACGGCTTTATCGTCGCCAAGATAACCGAACTGCGGAAGCAATACGCGCTGAAGGAAATCGCATTTGACCGCTGGGGCGCGGCAAAGATTGTGCAGGAGCTTGAGGAACTGGGTGTTACCGTTGTCCCGTTCGGTCAGGGTTTTGCCTCAATGGCAGGGCCGAGCAAAGAGTTGTTGCGGCTGGTGCTGTCCGGCAAGCTGCACCATGGCGGCAATCCGGTCATGCGCTGGATGGCGGATAACGCCGTCGTAAAGAGCGACCCCGCCGGAAATATTAAGCCGGACAAAAGCAAAAGCACGCAAAGGATAGACGGCATAGTGGCGACCGTCATGGCGTTGGACAGGGCAATGCGCCACGGGTCCGGCACGAGCATATACGAAACGCGGGGCATAAGGATTCTATGAACTGGCTTAAAAAGATTTTGAGAATCGGCGGACGGAAAATGCAAAGCATGCAGCAGTTCTTTGCCGACGTGTTCCTGCCGCTGACGGACACCAACAGCGGCGTGCTGGTAAATGAAACGCTGGCCCTTAATCTATCGGCGGTATACGCCTGTGTACAGGTGATGGCGCAGACAATCGGCAGTCTGCCTTTGCATGTTTATCAACGCACGGCTGACGGGAAGGTGCGAACCATAAAACACCCGTTGTATCGCATACTTCACGACGCGCCGAACCCGGAGATGACCTCCATGAGCTGGCGGCAGGCCATCATGCTGCACCTGTGCCTGTGGGGCAACCATTACAGCGAGATAGAGCGCAATTCCGGCGGCGAGCCTGTCGCGTTGTGGCCGATAACGCCTTGGCGGGTAGCGTTAAAGCGCGTGAACGGGCAGTTGGTTTACACAGTCGCGCTGGATTCCGGCGTGGTTTCCGTGCCATTCGCCAACATGCTGCATGTGAAAGGGCTATCTTATGACGGGCTTTTGGGCCTGCCGCCGATGCGTGCTGCGAAAGAAGCCATCGGGTTAGGCCTTGCGGCGCAGAAATACGCGGCTAAATTCTTTGCAAACGACGCGCGGCCCGGCGGCATCCTTGAACATCCGGGCCAATTGTCTGACGAAGCGTCGGCGCGACTTAGAAAATCCTTTGAAAAGACGCACGAAGGCTTGGACAATAAGTTTCGCGTGGCGGTCTTGGAAGAAGGCATGAAGTTTAACGCGGTGGGCGTGCCGCCGGAGGACGCGCAGTTGTTGGAGACGCGCAAGTTCGGCGTATCCGAAATCGCCCGGTATTTTCGCATGCCGCTGCACAAGATTTCAGACCTTGAGCGGTCAACCAATAACAACATCGAGCATCAGGCGATTGAATTTGTGACGGACACAGTGCGCCCATGGCTGGTGAACATAGAGCAAGAGCTTTCCATGAAGCTGTTTTCCGGCGATTACTTCCCTGAGTTTTTGATTGAGGGGCTTTTACGCGGCGATATAAAGACCCGTTACGAAGCCTACGCCATCGGGCGGCAATGGGGCTGGCTGTCGGCGGACGATATCCGCGAGCGGGAGAACCTTAACAAGCTCCCCAACGGGCAAGGCGGGCAATATCTCGTGCCGCTCAATATGGGCAACGGAGGACAAAATGGACAGGCAATTCAAAATACTGCCGATTGAAGGCGGCAAAATAACGCAGGAAAACGGCTCGGTGTTTTTGGAAGGCTACGCGAACACGAAAAACCAAGCCGACAGATACGGCGACGTGCCGTCGGTTTATAAAGCCAAGCGGGACTATGTTTACGACCTCAAAGAATATCTGAAAAATCCCGTCCTGCTGATTGACCACGTCAACAGCATAGACCATGTTGCGGGTTCAATGGCGGAAATCCGCGAGGACGAGCGCGGGCTTTATTTCAAGGCCAAATTTTCCAGCTCGGATTATCCTGTCGTGGAACACGCAAGACAAATATACACCGAAGGGCACGCGAAAGGAATCAGCATAGCCGGGCGTTTTCACTACGAGAACCCCGACAACCCGAACCAGCTCACCCTTGCCGAGATATACGAGATTTCGCTGGTGGCGGTGCCCGCCGACCCTGACGCATTGGCGGAGGCGGTGAGTAAGGCAGTGAAATCGCTGGAAAGCGAAAAGACCAAAGGAGGTATCAAGATGGAAAACCAAGAAGCAGA